TTGAATTTTCCAAATTTAATTTATCAGCAGATATCTTAATGCCACCTTGTTCTGCCGTATTTTCCGCTTGCTTTTGCTTGGCTTGTTGCTCAAGAAAATTAGACAGCGTATTGGCTTCAGTGGTGCGGCCCTGCAACGCAAGCGCGTTCGTTGCGCGTTGAACGCTAGGCATGTACGGCCCTGCGGCTTCGCCGGGCAATCCAACAACGCTGTTGGACAATGCGTTTGTTACGGCAGCTTTAGACGCGGCGGTATTTGCTAATGCGTTGGCATGCGCTTGTTGAGCGATTAAAAATTTCTGACGTTCAATGTCGGCTTGTTCGTTCAATCGGTTAGAACGCGCCATCTCAAGATTAATTTTATACCGGTCGTCCATAGCATTACCGATACCGGCGGCAAAGTTAGGAATTTGTACGGGTTGGATGCTATAATCGACCATTAGTACCCCCTACCGTACATGCCTGACATTGCGTATTGACCAGGATAGTTTGTGCCGTATCCGCCGCCATATCCGCCGTAACGAGCCATGCCCGTCGAGTATTGACCAGCCGCGTTAGCGACGCCGCTTAGGGCATTATTCCAAGCGTTAGCCTGACCGATGTAGCCGGACGCTTGAGCGTTGCCGGAGCCTACTGCCAGATTGGCGGCGTTGTTGCCGTAGTTGGCTAATGTGTTCGAACCCAGACCGGCGTTACCCGCAGCGGCGTTGCCCATAACGCCTGACGCCGTTTGCGCTTGACCGGTCAAAGACTGAAGCGGGTTAAGCAGATTGGAGCGGTTGGTCTGGTAACGGTTAAAAGCGTTTTGGTATTCTTGGCTACCCATGTCTTGGCCGTAAGCCGTAGCGGCCTTGAGCGCCGCACCAGAGATAAGCCCGCCGCGAGCAGCGGCGTTTGCATCCAGTGCTTTAAGACCTTCGTTGAGACGGAATTGATAACCTGGGTCGGTCGTAAGATCAGATGGTGCAAAGTTACGGTTAGCGATGCCATAATCCGAAACACCGGTATTGCCGCTCAACCCTAATAAATCCATCAAACGATTTTGGCCTTTTAAACCCGCCTGACGAAACGGCTCTTGCAATTCAATTTCTTTGTTGAACATTTCCTTTTGCAAGGCCAACTGTTCATCAGAGACTTGTTTTTGAATGCCTGTAGCTTTTTCAGACGCCGCAACTTGAGCGTTTGAGGCTTGTTGTGTGGCGTTAGCGGACATCACCCCACCGATAAGCGAAGCGCCTGCGCTAACGACAGCAGCGGTTAAGAAGAAAGCCATGTTAATTCCCTCTTGGCGTGAGCGATCTGCTGTCTGTTGGCAGATCCGCCTTGCAATTCGGCGGCGGTGGACTCGGTCAATTCTTCGACGAGTTTATCAAGATTTGTTTCAGTTGTCGCGTGGATATTTGTCCACACGGAATCTTCTAAGGCGTAAATGGCGCGTTTAGCGCCGGGGTAGGCAATAAGCGTAGCAGGGGCGACCAGTTCGACAGGGCCATCATCCGTTGCGACGCGAACACGGCCTTTGGACAGTATACACATATGCTTCGTTTTGTGAACTGCCCCCGTCAAAATTGACCCCGCCGGCATAAACATCTCGCGGGCATAGATGCCGTCAGCGAAGTGATGCTTCAGAGGCAGCTCAACCGGCGGCAAATTCTGAAGGATTGCCTCTAGCTCTTCGACCTTTTCTCTCATACTTCAGGCCATACCATATTCGTGACCGCCGTCACAAGAGCCGGTACGTCGATCGCAGCCGTAATGGCGACTTTGATCGTCGCCGCAGCGGTCCGAACGGCGGCGCGGTAGGTTAGTGTTGCTTCTGGAACATCGACCGCCGTCTCAGCCTTGCGGACAATCATCCAGTCGGTTTGAACCAAAAGCGAATAGGCAATCTGGTCCACTTGTTTGGTCCATTGTGTTTTAAGACCATCCAGATTTTTTGGGTTGTCGACGCCCCAGTAGAACCGGTCGTCGTAATAAGCTGGCTCAGGCGCGTCGGTGATGCCTAACGCAGCCTTCTCTTCCGGCGTGGATAGCCGCAGCCAGTTGGCAGGGTACTGGATGTCATCATGCGTGAATGGAACGTCCAGTTGAAGGGGTTGACCATTAAGTAAAAACATTATCTTGCCCTCGACGAGTTGAATGGATTTTCAGCAAAAGCTGCGTAAATAATTGTGTTGCCAGAACCGTTTATGGATGATGATGTATTTCTGATAGACATACCATTGGACAACGCATCTATTTGCCAAGTTTGAGAACTTGATTCCGCAGCAGAACTTTCTGCTTGTAATGAATACGGTACAAATTGATTGTATGTATCTCTTGACGTATCCATCATGGCCCAAGGCGTTCCCGCAGCACTAACATTTTTAAACATGATAAACCGTGGACGGAAACCCAAATAAACAAATGGCCCCGGATTTACTCCTGTCCCAGCGTAACTTCCAAATGCACTGTAGCCAGCTACTGCGGCGAAGCAGTAGGCGACGTAAGTTTCCGTATTAGCGTTGACGTTTCCGTCAGTTCCAAGAGAAACAACAGAAGATGTCGGAGATGTGTTATTCCAATTTGTAGACGCGGTACTTGTCGCACCAGTGGTGTTAAGAAATACAGCGCCCGTATTGCCAATACTTATGTGATAAACTTGCCAATTTCTAACACCAGAACGGCTTTTAATAATAACCATAGATGGCGCAACGCCTAGCCCATGCCCAATAGTAGCCCCCGCCGTTCCATTACCCGTATAAGTCACCACAGAAAACCCTGCGGTCGTGTTAGCCGACACGGTGGATGTGATGCTGCCATTGGTGTTGGACACGCCTGACGAACCACCTGCTTTCCATTGCCATGCAACGTAAGTAGCAGCATTGGTATTTGTGATAGCTGCGTCAGCGTTTAAACTAAGCCCAGTACTTGCAAAAGATGTAATGCCACCGTTGGTAGATTCAGCGGCAGTTGAGTCAGAAATAAGGCGAGGGTAAGAACTGTTTGCTCCTATCCCACGCAGTACGTCTGATAATGAATTGCTTGTTGCTGCCGATCTGGATTTTAACCATGCAAAATCCGGCTGGAACGTAGTGCCGATAGTTGTATTGGTCCCATTGTTGATCGTTAACGTAGAACCATTACCCGTATACAACGTAGCCGCCATATACTGCGCCCCGTTTGCAATCGTAGGCGTAGGCAGGTTGTAGGTGTTCAGTGCATTGAAGCCCGTTGGCGGGGTGTAGGTGAATGGGCGTTGGCCAAAGTTGGCGTAATAAGTTGAAGTTCCTCCAGAAGAATCAGAAGAACAATTAAAATATTGCGTTGTTGTTAAATTTGATACAGTAAGAGTACCTTGGCTTACATTGTTTTTGTAAAATGTCACAACACCAGTGGATGAGTTATATGTAACACCAATAATATCTCCAGTAGTATAACTGGCAAAACTTGTACCCGCCGTTCCGTTTACGTTGGTAGTGCCATCCGACCGGTATTGCGCCCTTAAAACCCATGCAGTTGCACTACTTGAAACACCAATAGTCCAATAAGTTCCAGTTTTTGAACCAACGGTAATTTCGCAATACCAATTTCCAGTTGTTGTTACGGAAATTGTAGAAAGAGCAGACTTTTGATCAGTTGTAGGAGAGACCCAAGTTAAATTGCCATCTTGGTATGTTCCTCCTGATACGTTTAATGGATTCAAAACCGCATAATTAGCCACTGTAGCAGACGACACCGTGCAGCTATCCGTCATGCTGTCGTAGGTCGTACCCGCCGTCAGTGAGATATTGTTGACGGTCCAAGTGTTGCCGTTGCCTGAGCTGTCATTGCCAAGCGTAGCTGTGCTGGTTGTATTGCCGAAGGTCAGATAGAACCCGTTCGTGCCGTACGAACCAGTGTACTTAGCAGGTTGCCAGACGCCGTTGGTGTCGTATGCACCGAAGCTGGATGGGGTTAGGGCTTGGCCGTCAATGAAGTTTACTTCGGCAAGGTATCCGTCAAAGTAATTGGACGCGCCGCCATAACGGCCAATATCATGAGGAACAGTGCCATTGATGGTATTAGTTTGACTTAAAGTTGGATATGTAGAAATAGAAAAAGATGTTATTTGAACACCGTTTACATATACTGATGCACGATTTGAAGCCGTTGCTTGGGCTGAGTCATAAACCGCTACAACATGATACCAAGCTGATGGATCGCGATAAACCGCTGTTGATTTTAAACTCATCGTAATGCTTGATGAAGTTTGATTAAACCAAGTTAACGTATCATCGTTATGTAATTGCAAAATACCGTAGTTAGCGCCAGCGCCGGAATAAGCATCAAATAAAGCGCCATATGCCGTTAATACGCCGCGCTTAAACCATAACGAAATAGTAAATTTGGTTTGGTTTCCTGTAACACTCGGCGTCCTACTTAAATACGCACTTGCAGACGAACGAAAGCGCAGCGATTTGCTGACGCTGTATGAGCCAGACGTTTTTAGTTGAAGTGGATTGATCTCGACGGGTAAAGCCATTCAGATCACGCTATGTTAAGAAGAGATTGAACCGTAATGCTGGTGCTTGTACGAACCGTGTACACTAAAGCATCAACCGCACTAGCCGTAGTCGTGAGCGTTGGAGCCGTTCCACCGGGAAATTTCCAGTAGGATGAGTAAGCAAGTGTACGGGAACCAGTAGCATCTTGCGTCACATAAATAATGCCCGATTGGCCTGCCGTAAGGCCGGTTGGGTTGCCAAGGGTGCGGTTGCCACCAAGCGTGACCGAGAAGTTATTGCCACCCGTAACAGACATATCGACGGCAATTGTGGCCGCGTCAGTCAAGGCTATAATTGACATATACGCATTATGTGTCGCTGACACAGTACCCGTAGCCGCGACGTTTGCTGCCCCGACTGTACCCGTAAAAGTAGGTGAAGCAGATAAAACTGTTGAACCTGTACCAGTCGAAGTGGTGGTACCTGTACCGCCGTTTGCAACAGGTAACGTACCCGTTACGCCCGTTGTAAGTGGAAGACCTGTTAAATTGGTAGCAACACCGCTAGCTGGAGTGCCGAGCGCAGGGGTCGTCAACGTAGGTGATGTAAGCGTTTTATTGGTAAGCGTTTGAGTAGCCGCCAAAGTAACGACCGTATCCGTAACCGCCGGAAACGTAATGGTATTAGCACCTGCAACAGCGGGCGCTACAAGGTCAATGTAACCGGACGTAGAACCCGTTAACCGAAGCGATGTGGTAACCGACGATGAGATACCGTTGATATTATCCCAAGCCGCTATTTGAGTGCCTGTCGAATCTTTTAGCACCAATTTATAATTGACGCCTGTGGTAAGCCAGACTTCGCCAGCTACGCGACCAGCCGAATCCAACACAATCGGATTTGAATTGGCCGTACCGCCTGTATTGTCCGTATATGTTGTCTGGGATGTGGTGGTGCCTGCGGCGTAGGTGTACAGCAACCCGCCTGTTAGAACAGCGCCGGTATTGGTAAAAAATTGCCAGCCTGCACCAGCAAGGGGGGAAAGAAGAACTGCCATGACCGCACCTTACAGTGATTTTCAGATTTAGACAATCTGATACGTTACGGAGAAAGTATAGGTTGTAGCGACAATGCTAGATGCCACAAATTGGAATGTGAATGTTTTATTGGTGGCATCCGCAACAATACCACCTTGCGATGTCCCACCTGCTGTCGTGGTGGCAAGCGTGCCGCCAGCTTGACCTACAGATGCAAAGTTACTGGCAATCGGTAACGACATTCGAAGCACTGTGTTACCTATAGCCGTAGCCGTAATTGACACCGATCCGCTGACTGTAACCGCTGTAAGTACCCGCATATATTGGCAAACAACCGCTGTGCTGGAAGTTATGTTGGTCACGTTGGTCAATGTCGGTGTATAAGTGCCTGAAGTTAATTGACTTGCGTCAAGCGTAACGCCCGCAGGCAAAGCGCCTGTCGTAACCTGAGTAGCAGGTAAGGTGACGCCTGAAGGCAAAGCGCCTGAGTTAATTTGCGTGGTGGCTATGGCAATTGAGACGTTAGCCGCTGCTGTAAGCTGGCCTCTAGCATTGACCGTGTACGTCGGAACAGCGGTTGCAGATCCGTAGCTTGCCGCTGTAACCGTGGTGCTGGCTATAGCAGGCGTAATAGTGCCTGGGCCATTGGTAATGGTAAGCCCTGCACCTGCCGTTAATGTATTAAGTGAATAGTTGGTGTTATTGCCAATTAAAAGCTGACCATTAGTAGGCAATGTGGCAAGGCCCGTACCACCTGCGTTAATAGGCGTTACCCCTGTGCCGCCACCAACAAGCACGTTAACATTGTTAAAATACCGAAACCAGTCACGCGACATTAAGCCTGTGGTAGGATCTACCACATTAACACGAGGCGCAGGAATCTGGGTAATATTACTAACCATTAGTCGGACTCAAGATTAAATTTGCGCCCATAATTGTAACTTTAACCGGATCTGTACCTGACACTTCATACACACGGTCGCGGAGCTTGTTGGTCATGCCAAGCCGACGCCAAAAGGTACGAGTGCCATAAGTGCCTATTGCACCCATAGATGCCCAATGTTCGTTGGACCATGTGTGACCGCCGTCATCAGACCAGCGGAGCATAACTTGAGGATCACTGCCCTGCCCGCTGTTTAAACCAACGCCTGTTTCGCAATCAAGCTGAAGGCTATGCTGGGCTGTGCGTTTCATGTCATTGCCGTTTACTGGCAAAGCCCGCCAAGACCGAAGCCATTTTTGAATGTTGTCGTCATCAGCATACACAGACAAATCATACGCATAAATGCGTCCGTCTTTATAATCACCAAGGATAATTTGGTTATTATAGTTCATTTGGCAATTAGGACGCTGACGGGTAAACGACCCATTATCCCACCCAGCCCGCTCATGCCAGTTGTCGGTTGAAACGTCGTATACCCATGTTGCTTGGGCGGTTGGGAACGTCAATACATAGAAAGCATGGCCTTCCTGTTGGTATGTGTATCCAATTGCGTCTGTTACCGTGCTGTAATTTTGGATAGCATACTCAACTGCATGGGTCGAAATACGAGCGCCGGTGTAACCATTAGTACGGTAGACAATACCGCGACCACGGGCATCAGCCCCTAGCCAGAATACACCGTTGTCAAGTTTGGCGATGGAATAGACCGCAGCAAGGCCAATTTCATTGTACGCACCCTGAATACGCGCTAAGGGAAACGTGGCTGTACCGGCATCGTACCAGACTTCGACCGAGTTAGATCCAAACAGCCATGCTTCGCGGTGGTCTACAATAAGGGCGAGCAGTTTGTCTGGTGAACCTTCGGCACTGGCAAACCCAAGCGGATCAATGGACTGACCGTCGTAAAGAGATGTTACCCACACAGTTTGCGAATTGGGCTGGTTAAATACGAAATAACCATCAAGAAAGCCTACCGTTACCGCGCCTGCAAAGTCAGAATCGGTAATTTGAGCAAACGCCAACGTGTTCATGTTGTAGATATAGCCATTAGGATTAGTGGCTATAAAGATCTGGTTACCGTTGTCGGCTATAGATACTGGACCAGTACCGGCCACCGTCCCACGAAGTACAGCGTTGTAGCTGCTATCAATCTGATAAAATTCACTGCCAGATACGACATAGGCATAGGTGCCATTAGGCTCAGGAGCCCACAACCCACGGATTGGGCCTGTGCCTATGGTCGCGAGTTTACGCAAACCAGGAGCGCGGTTCAAAAATCCTAATGTTTTACCAGTTTGAATTGTAGCTTCTGGAAACAAATTGACCATGCGGTTGTCCGAAGCATTGACGCTTCGGGCAACGTAGCTTTGGCCGAGGATAGGCGTTTGCATTAGAAATTGCCCGCAAAGATGTTAAACCGCTGGCGGGTGCCAACAATCGAGTATGGAATCGACATGATGTCATCAGGGTTGTTGATGCGCTTGAGATTGCGCTTGGATGTCATGGCAATCCGTTGAACCGTAGGTGGTGGCTCGACGCCAAACTCAGCCGCGATTTCACATGCAAGATTGTATTTAAAACACCGCAGATAGCCTGGCGGGAACGCCAAAGTTGTAGATAATGACGTTGCTGTATCTAACGGATCAACCGAAATAAAGTGCCATTCCAACACTTTAGTAGGCACAGGGTAGATGTGCATATCAATATCAGGGTAATTTGTGTTGATCCACATTACCTGTGGATAAGTGCTAGTAACCGTTTTGACCGCTATGCCGTCGTACTGCTGTTGATTGATCAGCATGATGCCGAACGAGATGCCATTGGCAGGGTCAACGAAATAAGTGGCGTCGTCCATAAGAATAGGACGGTTGCCGACAAAGTCACCGGATGGGCCTAATGTCTGGCTAATACGTCCTGGAAGCCAAGAGAATACTTGTTCTTGGGTAGTGAAGATGGAGAGCCGCTCGGTGTTCCAAGAGTCAAGCATTTGATTAAGCGCCGCAAGGGCATCTTGAGATGTTGCGGCAGAAGGAACTTCAGATTCGGCCAACTGACCGATCAAGCGAAGGGCTGCATTGATTTGATCGCCAGCGGTCGTAGCCATGTAAACTCCTTATGCGGCTTCTTGACGCCGCCTACGACGAAGCTCGTTACTTGGAGCTTCTTCTTCCTTTACCTCACGGTTGTCAGGATCAAACTCTACCCAACCGTTTTCCTTGTCCGCCTCTACTTCAGCATCCAAAGTAGCTACTTTTGTACCATGAACCGGATGTCTTAGATAGGTGTTCAAATTACTCTCCCATGATGAAGGGCGGGGCCGAAACCCCGCCCGTTTTTATTAGCAAACGCGGTAAAGCGTCCAAGTACCCGTGCCTGTACGACGGCAAATGAACTGAGCCGATGTACCAACTGCAATGGTAACCGAACCAGTGCTAGCCAACGTACCCCAGCCCGTGTTCGTAACCATTGTAATAGCGCCCGAAGACGTACCAATGTTGATGATTGTGAACGCGAGGGTGCTGTTAACCTTAGCGTTAGGAAGTGCAGTGTCGAGATCCGTGCCAAGCGGAAGCGTATAGGATGCTGCCGAAGTGCCAGGATTTGCAACCATCAACTGCGTAAGAAGCTGTGCAGTTGTAAGAGTTGCAGTTGCGGTAGGGGTTGCTACGTCGCCCTGATCAGACAAGAAGGCTTCGTTTACGTTGCCATCACCAATCTGATAGCCGCCACCAGAAACAGGAAGTGCCATGATATTTAACTCCTAGAGAGAAAGGGAAAGAACCCCCGCATTGCTGCGGGGGTTAAATTATTAGCCCCAGATACGAGCAGCCATTGGTGCGCGGATCGTGCTGTAGCCATAAAGAACGTCAATACGGCAAGGCATACGGTCGTTATTGATGTCATACTGACGGACAATACGAAGCGAAATGCCGTTGTGAACCTGACGCGAGGCCATATCGACGCCCTGTGGCAGAAGAAGATCTGCTGTAGCGAACGTGATGGCGTCCTTTTGGTACACAAGGTTCTGTGGGTATACGGTTGAAGCCGCACCAAGAACCGTAACCGCCGCGTTGTCTGCTGGGAACGAGTCCACAGTAGCAAGCGCGTTGCTGGACGTATAGATGGCAGGCGAGATAGCAAGGCTTGTCCATGCGCCCGAAGATGCCGTGTTAGCGGCGGTTACAACGAACTGTTGCAAGCTGCCGGTTGACTGACGGGTCTGTGGGTTGACTGCGTAGACGTTAGCAATCGTAAACACGTCGCCAACAGCAAACGTAGCCGAGCCTGTACCACCATCGACGTTGATGGTTGTAGCACCCTGCGTTGTTACTGCACCGTTAACAAGGATCGTGTCCGAAGCCGAACGCGAACCGGTCGTGTGCTGAACAATCGACTGCGACATGCTGATTTCGTCGTAGCCAAGAACACCAGAGCCCATAAGGCCGTTCTTGAATTGACGGGAAATCGTATCGCCTGGGTTGAACAAGCCTTTCATGCCTTCGACAAGACCAGCGTTAGCTGCTGGGTTGACGGTAGCATAACGGTTGCCCATTGGAGCAGCATATTCGTTCAGCTTCTGCTGGGCCTGAAGAAGGACCAAAGAAGTCGAAGGCGTCGTGCCTGGCGTTCCAACCGACGAGTAAATGCCTTTGTAAGCATTTGCGACGTCGTTATCGACCGAAGCAGCAAGCTGCGAGATACGAGGCTTGAGAACACGTTCAGCAAAATCGTCCAACTGCATCGTCAATTCTGCCGATGTGAAGTTGACGCCAATGTGCTTCTGGCTCGACACGGTGAGCGTGGTGTACTGCTCGTTGTCGTCCTGAACCTGAAGTGCTGCACCGTCCGTGACAAGCGCACGATCTGGCAAACGGATACGGAGGGTTGAACCGATCTTAGCACCTTCGACAGCGAAGCTGTCGTCGTACTGACGGTTCACATTGCGGGTGATTACCAGGTTGTTCTCAAGAATTTCGAGAGCCTTGCGGGTAATCATATCAATAGTCAGTAATGAGTTTGACATGATGTTGTCCTTTTAGGGATTAGCGGAATTTGTTAGATGCTTCCATCTTCTTTATCTGTCTGGCACGGTCAGCGGCAATCCATTCGGACGTTGACATAGATTTTACAGACCGAGGGTCCGTAGTATCATATGATGGCGATCCACTGCTTTTGGCCGATACAGGAGATATAGGCGATGGTGCGGTAGAAGATCTTTTTACTGGTGGATTATCAGCCAATTTGGCTTCAACCTTACCAATTTCTTTTGCTTGCAAAAATGGAGCAAGGCGGGAGATCCGTTCAGCTTCTTTTGGGTTCGCCCCTAGATAATAGGCCAATTCTGGTCCAATATCAGATGCTTGAATGGTCTGCGCCATCACGGTCGTAATTGGAAGCGCGGGGTTATATGCGACTTGTTCAAAGTCATCATACTTGGTCCGAGCATCTTCTTCACGCTCATGGTAGGCGTCGAGAGTTTCCCTTTGCTGCCTTTCCATCTCACGCCGTTGAAGCAATTCTTCAGCCTTGCGCTCCGCCAATGCGTCGGCGTAAGCCTCAGTGTTGTTAAACTGCTCTGGCTTGGGTGGATCGACTAAAGGTGCCGGTGCTGATCTTAGCGCCGATTCTCTTTCCCACTTACGCTGTTCTCTTGCGAGACGTTTAGAAATAGCTGCGTCTAAGTCTTCTTGTGTGAAAGTCTTAGGTGCTGCTTCCGGCTGGGTAACTTCAGGTTCCGGTGCCGCCGTGGCTACTGGTTCCGACGCGGGTAGTTCCGCTAACACTTCATCAGTCATTTTTGATCCTTTAAGATCCCTGGCAAGCCGCGCCAGTGCGGTTTGTTATTCGTAAATAACGGTGGCCGTTACGGTCCCGCCAAGAACGATATATAGTCCTTTGTTCAGGTATATACCATCGAACGAATTAAAAGGATAGTTGGTAGACGAAGTAGGCGTAAAGACGCCAACGACGGTCGTCGTGGTGCCTTTTGCGTCCGAGTCGTACACCGTAATAGTAGGGGTGCTGCTGGCGGCACTTACGAAAATGCCTTTTAATTTGCCTGCGCCGACTTTTATTTGCGAAGTTGCTGAAATATAGGAGTAATTTGACATTGGAGCCTCACGATAAGAATTTCAATTTATAAAGCGTGGTAAGGTAAAGCTCGACAATGTTGTCGATCAATTGCTGAAGCGACGTATCTTTGCGGTCTACCACATCATACCGAGCCGCTTCAATTTCGTCCAATTGGTTTTGGAGGAAATCAGTTACATTGGCCGTTTTGTTGTGCGATTGAAGCGAAATGCCACCAATCAACCCATGACGGCCTTGATATGCTTCGGCAAACGCATCCGCAGCATCTACAATACCCTCGTAGAACTTCTGAAGGGCTTTATGCTTGGCGTAGCTGCGCGTGTTCAGATGAACCGAATGGGTCACATCGCGGGCTAAAAACAACATTCCCATAAAATCAGACGCTTTCATTGCGGTGGCATCCCTTGTGGTGGTGGCGGTGCACCCTGTGGAGGCATCCCCTGTGGAGGCATTGGAGCGCCCTGTTGCATCTCACCCATGTCTTCGCCGGGCAACTGCTGGCCTGGCATGTCAGCCACCAGATCACCGCTCGTAATCATACCGTGAACTGTGCCAAGCACAATGTCTTGGATCTGTTCAGGTGACATGGACGCTTGAACCGCTGCAATACGCTTGGTTTCAGCGTCGTAAGCCTTGATCTGAGCTTCAAATTCTTTGACTTCCAACGTCTGCGCTTCCATCGACTGGCTGACGTTTTGAAGCATTTTGTGCATATGGTCCATTTCCTGGCCCATTGCCTGAAT